CCTAGACACCCACGAGATGTATCAGGGTCAATCCACTGGTAAGTATTCCGTAGTGATCAGTGTCTCTGATTCAGTAGCTGATGATTTAGCAGCTAAGGGTGTCAAAATGCGAGAGTACGAAGGAACGCGGCAGCGTAAGTTTAGCAGTAAGTACGATATTCCTGTGGTAGATGTTGACGGTCATCCCTTTACAGGTCGTATTGGTAGGGGATCAACTGTCAGGCTTCTATGGGCTGAGGGCCAACCACATCCGGTTCACGGAACGTCTACTTATTTAAACAAAATCAAGGTATTGGAAGTAGCAGAGCAGGAAGAAGGTGAGGACTTTTAATGGAAACGGAGTCCACATTTGTCCAACACGAGTCATGTCCATCATGTCACTCAAAGGATAACTTGGCTAGGTACTCCGATGGGCACGCCGTCTGTTTCTCAGGCGGCTGTTCACATTATGAGAGAGGCGACGGCACAGTTACTAAAATCTACACACGACCAGCGAGGTCATTAGAGATGACAGGAGTAGTAGCAGCGATACCCGATAGACGTATCAATCAGGACACAGCACAACGTTACGGTGTCACGGTGGAATACGGTACTGACGGGACAATATCCAAGCACCACTATCCGTATCATGACAAAGACACGGGAAACACAGTAGGCACAAAAGTTCGTATTGTAGAGAACAAATCGTTTTACGCTACAGGAGGTTTCGATAATGCAGGGTTGTTCGGCCAGCAGGCATTCAAGAGTGGCGGTAAGTACATCACGGTCACAGAAGGTGAGGCGGACGCAATGGCTGTCAACGAAATGTTCGACGGCAAGTGGCCAGCAGTCAGCCTCCGATCCGGTGCAGCAGGAGCAGCCAAAGACATCAAAGCCAACCTCGAATGGCTAGAGACCTTTGATAATGTTGTAATATGTTTTGACAACGACAAAGCAGGTCAGGAGGCAGCACGTTCTGTATTAGATCTATTCACACCTAACAAAGCTAAGAATGTCACGCTACCTATGAAGGATGCAGGCGACATGCTTAAGTCACGCAAGGTAGCAGACTTTGTTAAGGAGTGGTGGAACGCTAAGTCATATCGTCCCGATGGTATCGTTGCCGGTGACGAGACATGGGAAGCAATTATAAAGCAGTCCGATGTCAAGTCCATTGAGTACCCTTGGGCCTGTCTTAACGAGTACACACACGGCTTTAGACGACAGGAGCTAGTGACAATTACATCAGGCTCAGGCATGGGCAAGTCACAGATTGTCAGAGAGTTGGAGCATTACCTGTTAGGCGCTACGGAAGATAACATTGGTATTTTAGCACTGGAAGAGGATATTCCTAAGACTGCGCTAGGTATCATGTCCATCGAGGCCAACAAACAGCTACACCTTGACAAGACAGTCACGGAAGCAGAGAAGCGCGGCTATTGGGAACGTACATTAGGCTCAGGTCGTATCTTTATGTTTGATCATTGGGGCAGCACCAGTGAAGATAACCTGCTAGGACGCATCAGATACATGGCTAAAGGCTTAGACTGCAAGTGGATCATCCTAGATCACCTTAGTATTGTAGTATCGGATCAGGATAACGGCGACGAGCGTAAAGCCATCGACAGCATCATGACCAACCTACGCAAGATAGTGCAGGAGACGGGCATTGGCTTGTTCTTAGTGTCGCACCTACGTCGGCCATCAGGTCAGAAGGCGCATGAGGATGGCGGCAAGATCAGCTTAGGCGAGCTTAGAGGATCAGCAGCTATTGCACAGCTTAGTGATATAGTTATTGGTTTAGAACGTGACCAACAGCATCCAGATCCAGAGGTACGCAACACGACTTGTGTCAGAGTCTTGAAGAACCGCTTTGTTGGTTTGACAGGCCCTGCCTGCTACCTGTATTATGATAAGGACTCAGGTAGAATGATTGAAACTGCCTGCCCTATATCAGAAGATAGCAACGCGGAGTTTTAAATGCGGGAAATAGTGTTTGACATTGAGACAAACGGATTAGACCCTAGCAAGGTGTGGTTAGTTTGGGCCTACGAGAGAGACACTAAAGAGTTTGTTTTGTTCTCAGGCGATACCGTCTCTAACTTTAGTCAGTACATAAAAGACATGGGAGAGTGCAAAGTAATAGGTCACAACATCATTGCATTTGACATACCTGTCTGCGAAAAGTTGTTAGGTACTGACTTTAGTAAGTGTGAAGTAGTAGATACATTAGTTATGTCACGGTTGTCGCAGCCTTCAAGAGAGGGCGGTCACTCCTTAGAGAGTTGGGGCGACAAGTTAAACTTTGCCAAAGGTGATTATGATGATTGGGATAATTTTTCTCAGGATATGGTGGACTATGGTAAGCAAGACGTTGCACTTAATGAACGTGTGTACCAGATACTACTTAACGAGCTTGTTGGTTTTGGAAGCGAATGCCTTGTACTTGAGCATCAGGTACAGGCGATTATATCGAGACAGATTAAAAGAGGCTGGACGTTAGATCAAGAGAAGTCTTTTATCTTGTTAGCGGAGCTTAAAGAAAAGAAGTATGAGTTGGAAGACAAGGTACACGAAGTATTTAAACCTTTAGCTACTTTTATAAAACAAGTATCACCTAAGATTAAGAAGGACGGATCCATGTCAGTGGTGGGTCTAAAGTTCTTAGGAGACAGTTGGGAAACAGTTGGTGGCGAGTTTAGTCGCATTGACTTCCCCCTGTTTAACTTAGGTTCACGACAGCAGATAGGTAGACATTTACAGTACTACGGCTGGAAGCCATCGCAGTTCACGGACAAAGGACAGCCCATCGTTGACGAGGCAGTGCTGCGCAAAGTGAAAGGAATACCGGAAGCAGCTTTGATTGGTGAGTACCTGATGATCCAAAAGCGTATCGCGCAGGTACAGAGCTGGTTAGACGCAGTACAGGATGATGGTAGAGTACATGGTTACGTAAATGCTAACGGTGCTGTAACGGGCCGTATGACACACTCAAGCCCTAACATGGGACAGGTACCGGCAGTCTACTCGCCTTACGGCAAAGAATGTAGAGATGTCTGGACTGTACCAGAGGGTTACAAGTTGGTAGGCATGGATGCCAGCGGCTTAGAGTTGCGTATGTTAGCTCACTATATGAATGACGAAGGATATACAAATGAAATACTCAATGGAGACATTCACACGACAAATCAGCTGGCTGCGGGCATTACAACTCGTGATCAGGCGAAGACTTTCATCTACGCTTTCCTCTATGGGGCAGGAGACGCAAAGATCGGAAGTATCGTTGGAGGAAATGCGCAAGACGGCAAGCGACTTAAAGAAAAGTTTCTCCAAAACACACCAGCTCTTGGACGACTTCGAGAGAGAGTTGGAGTTGCATCTGGAAGAGGCTATGTTCTTGGCTTGGATAGAAGAAGGGTCGCTATACGATCAAGCCACGCGGCGCTAAACAGTTTACTACAGTCAGCAGGCGCTATCATTATGAAGAAAGCCTTGTGTTTACTGGATGAATATGCTATACTATGGGGCTTAGATTATCACATTATAGGAAACATACATGATGAAATCCAAACAGAAGTTAGAGAAGATCAAGCAGAACGCTTCGGAAGACTTGCCACTAGCTGTGTTGAAGCAGCTGGACTTTTTTACAGGCTCAATTGTCCACTGGCCGGCGACTACAAGGTTGGACAAACATGGGCGGAAACTCACTGATATTGTACCTAAGGCGCAAGCCGATAAGTATATATTAGAAGAAGGAGAGTGGTGGTACTATAACAAAAATGAAAAAGCTCGAAGAAAAGCTGACAGTCAACAAGCGCGACAAAAAACAAAGATGTGGGTTAACGGTAAGTATATTTCTAAAGCTCACCCACTACATAAAGCAGGCACATACAAAGGTTTTGAGGAAGCAGCGTTTAGTTCCTTACAGAACTTTAAAAACAGTCCACAAGGTCAGGTGTATATAATTGTTAACCCTGCGTGGGAAGGGTGGGTCAAAGTTGGGATGGCTGTAGATGCTCAG